AAACACTAGTGAAATTTTACGAGGGAATGGGCGTTCCTCGCAGTACGAATGAAATGCCCCAGCACATAAATTGCGGTGGCCTCCGGGCTGCCGTGAGACAATGCTTCTCCGACGAGTTAGCTGTCGTCTGGGAACTGAGTTTCAAGACTATACAGAAGATTGAGAAATCATGCTGTAAAGTCTGTTTGCCTCTTTTCGAAGAGAAGCTCAGCCAGTGGAAAGAGGCCAGGTTCCAACCAGTTGCTGTCAATGTTGACCATCTCGAGCGATTTAGAATCGCGATGCGCGCCAACATTGAAAAGGGGTGGGACCGAAAGCGTTCTCCGTTTATCCCGAATGGACATGCAACCCGCATGTACACACGCCGGGACGGAGGTAATTGGAATGAGGAAGAATTTTCTACCGACTGCCGTACCGAGTTGGTGTTTTCATCTGGTAAACCCAGAGTGGTTACACTATACTCTGCAGAGAACACTCGGCGGTTGGCTCCACTCCATTACTCGTTATACGAAATGCTGAAAAAGCGAGGGTGGTTGCTTGTCGGTGACCCGACCGAGAAGCACGTCAAGAGCCTTACAGGCGCATCCCTACTGAGTTTTGATTACTCGTCGGCGACAGACAACATTAAGTCGGCTTACGTCAGGGTTGCAGTTGAGGTTCTTGAGGAAATGGCGGACGTCATCACGGACGACGAACACCAAGCATTGCAAGTGCTTGCCAATCTTCGTGTTGACGGGAGAGAGACTTTCACAGGGCAGCCCATGGGTTCTGTGTTGTCTTTTCCACTCTTATGCTTGATCAACAAGACCGTAGTTGACATGGCACTCACCGCTATGATGGAAAGGAAGGAGATTGGTTTTAAAGAATGGAGTGGACATCCGCTATTGGTTAACGGCGATGATCTACTAACCCGCGAGGTGCGGGCAACCACTAATCTCCGAGGCGAAATCGTCGCTCAAGGAGGGGAGGTCGGACTAGTAGTCAACCAAGAGAAAACTCTCGTGTCCGATTACCAGGGTGAAATCAATTCGACCCTGTTTGAGCATGGCGAAAAACAAAGGAAATTTAACGCGTCGTCAATGTGGATGGACGCTGATGTTGAGGACGTGCTAGGGTTTGCAGCCGAAGCAACGTCCGACGGTAAAACTTTCAGAAAGATAGTACGTCGGAATGTGAATATTCTTGCCAAGCAAGTTGATAAGCATCTGACCGAAATACCTCTGTCATTAGTAACCGTCTGCCGTAAGGATCCGAAGATTCGTGCGGCCATCACCAGCTTGCCAGATCGTGCTAAGCGGACGAAAACAGGAGTGATTAGTATGGCTACCAGGCCTGAAAATTATTCCCTTAGTAGGGATGAAGAGCACGAGGCAATGAGAAATGAGATTGAGCGTGTTAGGGAGGCTGGAATAGAAAAGGGGTCCGAGAGGGTCCCCAAGTACAAACCGGTCGTTTTACCTGACGCAAGATCTTTTAACTCGGTCCGGAAACGCAGACAAAG